GTAATAAAATTTAAGGAATCTAAAATATGCCAAATACTACATCGACAAGTTTAAAACTAACCGTACAAGCAACTGGTGAAAACTCAGGAACTTGGGGTGCTTTTACTAATACTAATTTACTTATTTTAGAACAAGCAATTGGTGGTTATGATGCTGTTGGAGTTACTTCAGGTGCAACTTTAACTTTTTCAAATGGAGTATTATCCAATGGTAAAAATCAAATTATAAAATTAACAGGAACTATTGCATCAAATGTTGATGTAGTTATTCCAGATAATATTGAAAAAACGTACTTAGTTGAAAATGCAACTAGTGGAGCATTTACGGTTACATTTAAAACTTCTTCTGGAACTGGAGTTACTTGGAGCACTACAGATAAAACAACTAAATTAATTTATTCTGATGGAACCAATGTTGTTGATTCAGGATTTGTAGATAATCCGATTACAGAACTTGTTCAAGATACCTCTCCACAATTGGGTGCAGATTTAGATACTAATTCATTTGATATTTTATTTGATGATGCAAAAGGAATTAGAGATGATTCCGATAATGAACAATTAATTTTCCAAAAAAATACTACTGCAGTTAATTATTTTGAAATGACTAATGCTGCAACGGGTAATAATCCTGCATTATCAGTAGCAGGAGATGATACTAATGTTGGATTAAATATTGCTACAAAAGGAAGTGGTAGTGTTTCAGTTGCAGCTAATGTATCTGTTACAGGTAATTTAATTCCAGGTGCAGATGATACTTACGATCTTGGGACTTCTACTGCAGTATGGCAAAATATTTATACTGGTGACTTGCATTTATCCAATAAAGCTAAAAGCGAAGGTAATAGTGTTGATGGAACTAAAGGCAACTGGACCCTTCAAGAAGGTGAAAATGATATATACATGATTAATAATATATCAGGTGAAAAATTTAAAATTAAAATGGAAAAGGTTTAATAATGGGAATTATTTCAAATGGCACAACCATATTAGATAATGGAGCTTTTTCAGTTGGTCTAGGTTCAATGGTTTTATTATCTGAACAAACTGCAAGTGGTGCATCATCAGTAGAATTTACAAGTGGAATAGATAGCACTTATCCTATTTATAGAATTGATGTTATTAATGCACATGGTTCTGCTAATGATAAAAATTTTCAAATAAATTTTAGTTCAGATGGTGGTTCAAACTATAATGTAACCAAAACAACAACAGGATTTGTAGCAGAACATGGAGAAGATGGTAATCCTAGTGGTTCACTTTTTTATAATACTTTTTTAGATTTAGCACAATCAACAGGAAATCAAACTCTAGGTTATAATGGTGGTACTGATAGTGGAGATTCAACAAGTGGTACTATTTATTTATTCAATCCTAGTAGCACAACATTCGTTAAGCACTTCATAAGTCATACAAATATAAGAGATTACACAAATGATTGCAGAACTTTATTTGTTGCTGGATATTTAAACACAACTTCAGCAGTTGATGCAGTAAGGTTCACATTTATTTCTTCTAATGTAGATGATGGAATATTTAAATTATATGGAATACAGGATTCATAATGACAGTTGTATCAAATGGAACAGATTTAATTAATAATGGTGCTTTAGATCCAGCAGTACCAAGCGGTAAATTAACATTACTTTCAACTTTAACCGCAAGTGGTTCAAGTACATTATCTTTTACATCTGGGATAGATTCTACTTATGATTTGTATATGTTCCAATATACTGAAATACACCCATCAACTACAACTGATTTCGCTTTTAACATGAGTACAGATGGTGGTTCTAATTACAATGTTACTAAAACATCAACTTATTTTTCAGCTTACCACACTGGTGGAACTTCTAATTTAGGCTATAGAACAACACTTGATTTAGCTGAAGGAACAGGATTTCAAGTTCTTACAGAAATACAAACTACAGCTACTTATTCTACAGAGGGGTATCTTTTTCTGTATAATCCTTCATCAACGACTTTTTATAAACACTTTATAGCAAGAGGACATGATATTTATTCTTCATATGCAGAAGATAGATATACATCTGGATACGGAAGCACCACAAGTGCGGTTGATGCAGTTCAGTTCAAAATGTTATCAGGTACATTTGATGGTACAATAAAACTATATGGAGTTGGATAATGGGTTTAATTAGTAATGGTTCAACAATATTCGACAATGGTGCTATGGCATCTGGATTTGGTGGAAATTTAATCTTTATTTCAAAAACAACAGCATCAGCATCTTCTACTGTTAGTATTACATCTGGTATTGATAGTACCTATGATAGTTATTTAATTTACCTAGTAAATATGCACCCAACAAGTAATGATATTACTTTTCAATTTCAAGTAAGTACCGATGGAGGTTCTTCTTATGGTGTATCAATGACAACTACTGCTTTTAGAGCAACACATGGAGAAGATGGTTCATCAGGTGGTTTAAGCTATTTAACAGGTGCAGATTTATCTAACAGTACATCATTTCAACAATTGGCGGGTAGTGTCGGAAGCGATAATGATCAAGGTGTTAGTGGATTTATTCAATTATTTTCACCGTCTTCAACTACTTTTGTTAAACATTTTATAACAAATATAAACTCTACTGCACACAGTAATAGAACAAATAATGAATATCAATCAGGATATATTAACACAACCTCCGCTGTGGACGCAATGCAATTTAAATTTTCATCTGGTAATATAGGTAGTGGAGATATTTACCTTTTTGGTATTGCTTAATAACTATGACTAGACATAACAATATAAATGGAGTATAAATAATTATGGCAAGACATCACTTAATAAATGGGAACATAGTTCCTTTTACAGCAGAAGAAGAAGCACAAAGAGATGCTGAAGAATTAGCTTGGACTAATGGTGCATTTGATAGAGCTATGGCAGATTTAAGACAAAGAAGAGATGCTATGTTAAAATCTTGTGATTGGGTAATGTTATCGGATTCACCAATAGCTGATAAAACTGCTTGGGAAACTTATAGACAAGCATTAAGAGATATTACAAACGGTTTAACGACTGTTGATCAAGTTAATGCTGTTACATGGCCAACTAAGCCATAAGAATCTTGATATAAATTTCAATATAGTATATTTTATCATCAGGATAAAACTATGCTACAAAAACTTAACTTCAAACCCGGATTCAATAAACAAGTAACCGATTCAGGTGCTGAATCTCAATGGGTAGATGGAGATTTTGTTAGATTTCGATATGGCTTACCTGAAAAAATAGGTGGCTGGTCACAACTCAGTAAAACCAATCAAACGATACCAGGAGCAGCACGTGCTCAACATGCATTTGAATCCTTAGCCGGTGAAAAGTATGTAGCAATTGGAAGCTCGCAAGGTTTATTTGTATATTACTCAGATACTATTTATGATATTACTCCATTAGACGCAGGAATTACTGGAGCTGATTTTGATACAACAACCGGTTCACCAACGGTTACTGTCAATAAAGCAACACACAATTTAGAAAATGGAAGGTATGTCACCTTTTCTTCAGTTACTGTTCCAACTGGATCAGGTTATGCAACGTCTGATTTTGAAGATAATACATTCGAAATAAAAAATGTAACTACCAATACTTTTGATATTACGATGCCAACCAATTCAGCAGGTACAACATCTGGAACTGGATCTGCTCAAATTGATCCCTATGTATTTGTGGGACCTACTATTGAGACTGCAGGGTTTGGTTGGGGGACATCGACTTGGAGCGCTGAAACATGGGGTACACCAAGATCTACTAGTAATGTGATTCTAGATCCAGGAAACTGGAGTCTTGATAACTTTGGTCAAATATTAATTGCAACCATTCATAATGGTAAAACATTTACTTGGAATGCCGGAGCTGCTGGTGCAAGAGATATTCGAGCAACAACTATGTCAGGTGCACCTACCGCATCAAGATTAACACAAGTCTCTGATAGAGATAGACATGTATTTCATTTTGGAACAGAAACAACAATCGGTGATACATCGACTCAGGATCCAATGTTTATCCGATTTTCAAATCAAGAAGATTATAATACCTATACCCCAACTGCAACCAATACCGCAGGGACCTTTAGACTCGATAAAGGAAACGTGATTGTTGGAGCAGTATCTGGTAAAGATTACACATTAGTATTAACCGATTCATCTGCTTATGTTATTCAATTCGTTGGTCCACCATTTACCTTTTCAGTTAGACAGGTAGGTACCAATTGCGGATTAATTGCTCAACACGCTTTAAGTTATTCAAATGGGGTTGTGTTTTGGATGTCTGGTGAAGGTGGATTTTTTATGTTTGATGGTACCGTTAAAGCACTTCCATGTTTAGTTGAAGACTTTGTATTTACAACTACAGGAGATAATTTAGGAATTAACTATTCTGCAGCAGAAGTTGTTTATTCAGAACACAATACTTTATATAATGAAATAAATTGGTTTTATCCAAAAGATGGTTCTATTCAAAATGATAGATGTGTCACTTATAACTATGGAGAAAACTGTTGGACAACTTCATCATTAGGGAGAAGTTCTTATATTGATCAAGGCGTATATGATTTACCGTATGCAACAGATTATGATACTACTGCTACACCTAGTTTTGATATTCAAGGAGTAACAAACATTAATGGTGCATCAACTTACTATGCTCATGAAACCGGAACCGATCAAGTCAATAGTTCTGGTACAACTTCTATTGATGCATTTATACAATCTGGTGATTTTGATATATCTGCTAGACGTGGTTTAACAGGTCAAACAACAGGTATGGCTGATCTTAGAGGTGATGGTGAATTCATTATGTCTATGAAACGATTTATACCAGACTTTAAAGTATTAACTGGTAATTCAAAAGTAACATTATTATTGAATAATTATCCAAGTGACACAGCATCAAGCTCACCATTAGGACCCTTTACAATTACAAGTTCTACTGATAAAGTAGACACGCGTGCTAGAGGAAGACTTCTTGCAATCAAAATTGAAAATGACGCTGTAGGGGAAACTTGGCGTTATGGAACATTAAGAGTAGATATTAAACCAGACGGTAGAAGATAATGGCAATAGACAAAGCTTTATATAAAGACAAACGATTAACTGAATCAGAAAAGAAAAAAATTAAACCAGCTAATCAAGGTGGTGGACCTAACTATCTTGGTAAACAAGAAACGATTACTGTTCCTAAAAAATGGTTATCAGATCCAGATCACGTAGTAGCTGAACTAGCTTACATTACTCCAAAAGAACAAAAAATATTATTGGATGCAAATATTTACGGTTCACTAAAAGGCAAACCAAATAAAGGCCCTGGTGGTATTATGTCATTACAAGGTGATCTTGGTGGATATGATGCAAGTCCTGGAGGACCAAATTCTGGAGGTGGTAATAGAGTAGGTCAAGGAGATAAGAATAAACAAAGAGTTCAAGATATTTTAAGAGGTAATATTACTACAGGTCAAACAGTTGCAGTAAGTGATAGAACAAGACGTGGTGCTGTTCCTGAATATGCTTTTGGTCCAGGTGGTAAAATGAAATATATTGGATCAGCTTATAAATCATATGGTCAACCGAGTTTTTTAGGAAATTTATTTAGTGGAGCTCCATCAGGTTATAGGTCTGTTTATAACACGAGACCGGGTTCAGGAATCTTTGGTACAAGTTTTTTTGGTAAACCAGATATTACTTTTAATCAAGGGGCAGGACAATATCAATTTACAGATCCAAGAACAGGAGATGTTAAACCAGGTATAGGCGGAAGAATACTTGGAGGATTAGCTAGTTTGATAACTGGTGTTCCATTTATAGGAAGTATGATTGGTAGCGCTATTGATAAATACAAACCTAAAAGTATGTATGATGATATGTCTCAGTATAATAGATTAGGTTTATTTGGAGTTGATCCGGTATTAAATGACGCTTACTCTGATATGAAAATAAGT